TGATTTAAGTTAATTAGTCTTTGCATGGCGGCTTCGGTTTCCATATTACTTATCAAACCGAATATCATACCTATTTCAGTACCTACTGCCGTACTTCCTTGACCACCTAAAACACCCGACAACTGAGCCATTCTAGCACCAGCGATAAGTGCTTGGTCTGCCGTAAAACCAAAAGCAAGACCTATTTCTTCTATTTCTTTGCCTATCACCTTTGCTTCTTCGGCGTCATCTACGAACTTCTGAAACTCGACTCTAGCATTTGCTATTTCTACTGTAACAGGTACAATTTCGTCTACTACGTCAATAAATATTGCACCTATTTCGGCACCCGCTTCTTGTATACCCATCAAGGAATCTAAGTACAAAGACTCAAGAACTGTTGCTGATGCTTGTGCGTCTGCTATTAATTTGTTTGCTTGAAACGTACCTACAACGTCGAAGAAAACCCTAGAACCACTGGCTCTTAGGACTAGCATAGCGACGGCCATGCTTATAAAAAGAAACGGAGTAAAGTAAGTGATTAGACCTATTTCTGCTATCATTCCTTATCACCGCTACTCTTTGGGTCGTTTATCACAGGGACCCCGCTATCTCTCAACAGGTCGAGTAGTTCGTTATTGTTTGATAATAGTTTGCGTTGCTCACGCTTTTGATTGCGTCTAGCAACCGCACCCTTTGCATCAGTTTTCTTAGCGTCTTTTGTTACTTCTTTTATCTTATCATTTATTTCAGCGGCAACTATGAGGTCTAGATTCATAAGATGGCGTCCGCCCTCTACAGAATACTTGAGCCATAAATCAGACGGTAATGTTCCCTTAAAGGCCATACACAGGCTCGGTGCGACCATTAGGAACTCTGAAAATGCACCGCACCTTCTTCGTCATCTCCACGCACAAACTGTAGTATAATAGTCAGTTCGTCAAAGGTAAGAAGGTTAATATCTACATTTTCGTCAAGAATACAAGGTTTAATCCATGCTTCCATCTGTGCTTCTACACCGCCACCCATTTCATCAACTATATTAGCAAACTCCTCGTTTTGCTCATCAGTCCACTCAGTAGGGTCGCCTGCGTGTCGCATCTTACGAAACGCACGTCCTTGAATGTTAGTAATTTTAAGCCTTTCCATACCGGAGGCTTGTCTTACCCAAATCTTTTTTCCGTCGTCTAACTCTATTTCCTTTTTCATTACAGGCATATTTTCACTCTCGCTACCCTAAGCCACGCTATATGGCTTTAATAAAGGGTTCATTCTTCTTCTTCGGCCTTTACTGGCTTAGGAACGACCTTCGGGGTCGCCTTTGGAACTGCTTTTACAGTCTTCTTAGGGAATCTTTTAAGGTACTTGAGTGCTTGACTCTTTGACCCTTGAGCCTTCAATATTTCTAACGAAACCTCATCTAAGTCGTAATCTTTTGCTAAGTCTTCGTACAACTAACCACCTCATGCGTCGTATTGTGCTGATGCAACTGTGGTTCCTTCTACAGTTACTCTCATACCGCCAAGGTTGTCGTCATAAAGACCCATAAATCCAACAGTCATTGTGTTAGTGTCCCTTCCGCTTACTGATGCTTCGGGTGCCTCAAATCTTAGTTTGAAGAACTCAAACTGTATGTAGTCTGCTCCTGCTTCGTCTAGGAACTTTAGAGTCATAACTGCATCTGTACCGTCATTGTACTCAAGACCGTCTGCCGCAATCATAGCGTCGTAATCCGGCTCATCTAATGTTTGGTCGCCGTATAGAACTTGATTGAACTCGATTGTACCACTTATTTCTCTGCGTTGTGCTGGTGGTGCCCTACCGTATGTAGAACTTCCGATAGCGTAAGCATTGTCGGTATCTCTATTTAGATTTACGTCAAAACTAATTGACTTAATGGATGCTGATGCGGCAGGTGCCGAACTGGACCCGTCGTCAAACTTAACTGTTCCGTCAGCAAAGTGAAGTGCGTCTATTGCTGCTCCATCGAATGTTGCGGTGGCTACTGTACCTGTTGCGGACTCCGACTTTCCTACGAAATCAACGCTCATCATAACGTATTCTCCTACGTTTGCACTGATACTTAGACTGTTAGCCATCATACCTGTGTATGTGTGTTCTTTGTCTTCTCTACCTACACGGACAGTCCATGATGGGTAAACACCCGCACCTGCTGATGTTAGAGAAGGCTCAGTTAGAACGTGCTTGTAAATTGAACCGCTTGGGTTGCTTGCGGTATCTTGTGGAAAGAAAGCATAAAGCATATTACCTACGAAGTCATCTACCTGCATAGCAAGGGATACTCCTCCTTCTGAATACTCAGTACCAGTGACGGACTTAGCCACCAGTGGTCTTGAAATATCGGCTCTCGTTAGCATATCAAATCTAGTAGCAAAACTTTCGCTATCTACTTCACCGAATAGTTCTCCGTTGCCTGTACCTGCGGTAGGCTCGGTCCCATAGGTGGATTCTTTTTGTATTGAAACATATCTGTTTAGAAACTCTACCATAGTTACACCTCTATGTGGTTTAACCACAGTTGGGTTGTCTTATTAACATTCTCATCGGTGACGCATATCAATTCTACGCATATATGTAAGAGTCAAGACGTGTACACACACTATTTCGTCGTCATCCATTTTCGGGTCTAAGTCAGCACTATATGCTATAATACTGTCGGTAGTACCACTCAACCCAGTATTGGTATATAGTTCATCAAACACTTCACCCATAATATTAAGAGATTTGCGGTAAGCGTTTTCGTAGTTTGTGCCCTTTACTGTAACAAATACTTTTACATCGTATTCTTGTGTTATTTTTGCACCACCTAAAGACTCAAACTGTGGCGAAGAAAGACCCTCTACCAATACGTGTATGCTCGGAGAGCCTATTCTGTTTACCATTTGAGAGGATACATCATAACCATATACTATAGCAGAGTCATCTACTTGTGTTTTAAGGTATGGTCTTGTAGCATTTTTTATTTGATTGACTATAGAAATACCCATACGTGCTAAGGTATCTTGTGCAAAATCAGAAAGTAGTAGTTCTTCGGGGTCAAAAGCACCAGCCCTAGAGAGGTACACAGAGGCCCATTTTACGTTGCCTGTGGTGTTACCCCACCTTATTGCCTTTCCGGAGCCGGAGGAGCCTGTAACGGTACTAAAAACGGCATTAGCGTCATCGTCGTTGATTATCTCATGCGTGTATAGTTTTGCAGAGCCATCTGAGGCAAGAGTTAGTCTTAGGATTAAACTAACTGGCTTATCTTCTGTTAGTGATAAGTCTAAACCACTTACTGTTACGGTAGAACTACCTACCAAGGAAAGACTTGTTGCGTTACCAGTAGACTGTACCTCTACTCTGTGTGTACCGTTGTCTAATCTCATAAGAACCTCACCGCTATTTGGTGCAGTAGTGTACTCAAGACAAGTAACTAAAGTGTAATCGTTTGTTGTAGGTGTTATAGTCCAAGTACCATTAGTTATAACCCAGTATCCACCGGAAGCAGAACCCCCGCTACCCGACCAACTATCGTTAAATGTACCACTCAAAGCAGATGGGTCTTCCCCATTCATTCTGCTATCCCAATATTGTGTCTTTGTTGCTACCGCCATAATATCACTTCATGTTCCTCTTTGCCGGATTAGCAAAAACGCTTTTTACTAAATGAGCGAAAAATGGGCTGGTTCCCTGTTCTGTTATTTCTATTAAAGATATGTCGTCGTGCATCCTACTACCCTTTACTCCCGTAGGTAGCCTTTCGTGACCGTCAAAGGAGCCTGCAACGTAAGATGCAAATTGATTTCCCTGTTCGGTTTTTTCTTCAAACCTAAGAGAGTCCGCTATGACCTCATACATATCTCCACTTGCGGATTTAGAGGGGCTTATTTTACTCTTAAAATTACGTCTTCCTACACTTTGTTTAGTATCAAACGTGGCGAATGATAATTGGTCATCCATTATTCTTTTACCTAACTCTATTACCTCATTGGTAATATCTTTAGATGCACTCTTAACTGCCGACTTGTCGAAGTATGCTTGCATACCAAGAGTAGTATCCTGTTGCTTTTTCATTCTAATAGCATTTTGTTTGCTATGTGTTAGTGGGTATTCACCAGTATCTATTCTCTTAGATTCAGAAATAAACTCAGCCCTTGCTTCGTCTAATCTTTTTTGTACGTTGTTTCTAAACTTTTCTATAGCACTTATCTTAGGAAATCCGGGGTGTAAAAAGGTTTCTCCACCAGAAGTTTTCATATCTACACCTAATCCACACTACCCAAGTGAGCCAATCTTTTTAGATTCATCTCACCTCGTTCTCTCAACACTGTGCCTCGCAAAGAGCCTTCGGGTCCTGTGGTTTGAAACATACTTTCATCCTCAAGATAATATGAGGCCGCTATGTCTGCACATATCTCTCTTAAAACATGGGCGAACTCGCCCTCTTGAACTGTTACATCATCTGCGTGGTCAAATGTTAGACCACTTACGCCAGTAAGTGTGTTAGTAGACTTACCAGTCCATACGAATGAATCTCCGTCTACATTACCGTTACCAGCAGTACTAAAACCAGTACCACTAGTAAGAACTATAGAAGTAGCGCCGGCACTTACTGCACCATCTAGTGTGGTGTCTTTGATACTCTTACTAGGAACGTCACGCCCGTAATCTCTAAAGATTTGGTCTATATCAATAGTAGAGCGTCGTATTGCACTTGTTAGTTTCGTGTTTGCACGTGTTCTCTGTGCCGAATCAAGACCTAATCTTGAGCCAACATCACTGGTAGTACAATAATAAACCATTAACTAACACCGCCGTAAATCCTATAAGCATCATGTAAAGCATACGCTTCTGCGTTTTGTGATAGGACTTGAGTGTCTTTTCAAGGTTTGTGAGATTATCGGTAACACTTTTACACCATATATACCATTGTTGCTGGTCCATAATATCACATCTGCGTTGAGATACCCATAGCACCTGCTACTATTGCTATTAGCGTAAAAATAATCTTTTGCATATTACCCATGTATGTGCCTATTAGGCCATTAGTTATTTCTAACTCTGTAGCCACCTTAGTAAGCCCAGTCTTCATATCCATATTGGATTGGACCAGTTGTTCAATAAGCCTTTCATGTCTTGTTACTACTTGTTCTAAATTGTCTAATCTTAAATCTATTACACTATCTTTTTCAGTCACCATCTTCACCTATGCTTGCCTTTAATCGGGCTATTAGGTCGGCTTTCTTGCCCGATACGGCAAGACCCTTTTCCTTCAACATAGCCTTCAACTCAGCAACATTACGTGACTCAAGTGTGTCCTCGATAGTCTTAAGTTCTGACTTTGCTTCTGCAACCTTCTCCTTGACTTCACCCATAGAATCAATAACTTCATCAAGAGTTATCTTACCATCTGCGTTTAACGCTAAGTACTTGTTTCTAGCCCAAACGGCAAGTGCTAAAAGTGCCGCTACTGCTACCAGTACTACTTCTATGTCGTCCAAAAGAGAGGATGACTCGCTTACGCAATCTAAGCAATCCTCAATTATCGTTGTGTTGTTTCCCTGCATTTATTCACCTCTTTCGTATATTATCTGCGTGACGGCTGAGAAGGGAAGTACTGTAAAGTGTCTAGTAGCCCCTACCCGATAAATCTTGTAGCCGTGAGGTGTTTCTTCAATGTTTATGTTGGTATATGACTTTTCGGGCGGTTTATACACTATTTTGCCCTTTCTCAAAGTCCGGTCCTCGGCAGACACACACTTCCATACATCGTGCCTTACTTAAAGAGTTAGTTTAGAATACCGCTTTCTTTTAACTGTTCTATCATATTTTTAAAGTATTCGTAATCAGAAAACGTACATATTGATTCTTCATGTTTATCACCAATACTATAATTAGCATAAACTTCCGGTGAAACATAAACGTGATACCCGTCGGTTTCTCCGGCGATAGTATCTTCTACTTCTACATAAAGTTCAAACGGCGGCTCCATGTGTACTATCTCTCCTGTAACTACTCTACAAGTCACAGTACCATTCCTTTCATACTCCTCTATAGTAGGAGTGGAGGTAAAGGCAAGGATTACTGCTATCGCAGTAAAAACGACTAGAACAGTACCTACGGAATCAGCGTCTTCACTCATAGTAGTAGGTTGCCCTACCGTTAGTTAAATCATCGCCAATATGGACCTTCAAACCACCCTACAAGGCTAGTTCTAGACCCCTTAGTGATTGGCGTTACGCCATGCTCTAAGTAAGATAGGAAACAAATAATAGTTCCTTGTTTAATTAGGGTGGCCGGGTCGGGGTTTTGTGTGTGAGCAAAAGAAAGGATACCGCCCTCGTATTCTTCGGGGTCAGTTAGTTGTACGACAATACTAAGTTTTCTATGTCTACCATCTTGCCTGTTCCAATTTACATCATGGTGCATATCATACTTATAACCTACATCAGAGTACTCTGTAAATTGTAGCGGTGGTAAAACACTTAGTGTTGTTTGAAAGTATTG